CATGTGCAATACAACCCTCCTCCTCCATTGAAATACCAAATGAAATTAGTAATTTTCTTAAAGTATGGAATTGTAATGTTCGTGGCTTTTATTGTAACTATGCTACAATAAAAAACAAATACGATAATAATGAAGATATTAAACACGAGATGATTTCTGCTAATGGATTAAACATTTATACACATATTACCTCCCCTATACGCCGTATCGTTGATTTAATTAATTTAATAGAATTACAAAAAAATAGCGGAATTATTCAATTTTCTATAGATGCCCAATTATTTTCATCCGAATGGATTAATAAATGCAATTACATAAATGAAGTTACTCAAAAAATAAAAAAAGTGCAATCAAATTGCACGTTGTTACACGAATTGTTCAATTCATATATTAATACCAACAAAGACAATCATCATTATGAAGGATACATCATAGAGCAGTTACAAGGACATAATAATAATAATAATAAATATAATGTATATATACCCTATTTAAAATCTGTGTTTATTTATAAAACCAATAGCAATGACAGGAATAACGGTAATAACCGTAATAACAGTAATAACAGTACTCTCGGTGTTCCTATGCCATTATTTGGTAAACAAAAATTTATAATAAAAGTATTTATAGAAGAAAATACATTTAAACAAAAAATACGTTTACAACTTTTGTAAATCGTTATAATTTAATCATCGTTATAATTTAATCATCATAATAATAGCAATAAATTAACCCAAGAATTAGTATTAATAATAAAAATAAATCAAACATATTAATTATATGGTTTATAATTAATAAGTAAGGATTATATTTATATTATTAAATTAATTGTTTATTTTTTATTTTTTAATTTTTATTTTTTAATTTTAATGTTCAAGTGTCTAATATATACTAATCAATTTCTTCGACATGATCGGTGGTTTCTGGATTTGATGGATTCATTGTTTCAGTTGAATCATTTGTTGGATTTGTGGACTCATTCGCATACATTTGACTTGCAAATTTATTTAAAATCGTCTCACATTCTTTCATTTTACTTTCAAATTCTTCTGTCGTAGCCGAACTATTTGAATCCATCCATTCTTGCGTGTCCTTTACACACTTACGAATAGTTTCAACTCCAGTGTCGCCTAACTTATCAGCGATTTCTTTATTATCTACTTGATTCTTCCAATTATAAATATACGATTCTAATTTATTTTTAGCTTCAACGCGTTGCATATTTTTTTCATCTTCATCTTTTAATCGTTCCGCATCTTTAATCATTTCTTCAATTTGTTCTTTTGAAAGACGTCCTTTATCATTTGTAATTGTAATCTTTTCGGTTTTGCCAATTGATTTATCACACGCAGATACATTCAAAATACCATTTGCATCAATATCATAGGTGACTTCTAATTGTGGAACACCGCGTGGTGCAGGCGGAATACCATTTAATTCAAACTGGCCTAACAAATTACAATCTTTTGTAAAAGACCGTTCTCCTTCAAACACACGAATTGTTGCTGCCGGCTGATTGTCCATATAGGTACTAAAAGTTTGGCTTCTTTTCGTTGGAATAGAAGTATTGCGTGGAATCATAGTAGTCATTACATTCCCGCTTGTTTCAATCCCAATAGATAACGGTGTCACGTCAATCAATAAAAGGTCATTAATAGATTCGGATTTAACACCGGAAATAATTGCGGCCTGCACTCCTGCTCCATAAGCAACCGCCTCATCCAAATTAATTGATTTACACAATTCTTTTCCGTTAAAAAAATCGGATAATAGTTTTTGGACCTTTGGAATACGCGAGGAACCACCGACTAAAACAATATCATTGATCGCATTTTTATCCATTTTTGCATCCCGCAACACCTTTTCTACAGGATCAATGCATTTTCGGAATAAATCACTACACAATTCTTCAAACCTTGCACGAGTAATTGAAGAATAAAAATCCTTGCCATCAAATAGTGCATCAATTTCAATTGTCGCATTTGAAGAAGAACTTAATGTGCGTTTGGCCTTTTCACACGCGGTTCTTAACCGCCTCACTGCCCGCGAGTTATTCCGCATATCAGCTTTTTCTTTACGTTTAAATTCTTCAATGAAATGCGTTAACATACGCGAGTCAAAATCCTCACCACCCAAATGCGTATCTCCTCCTGCCGTGGATTTTACTTCAAAAATACCATCTTCAATAGATAAAATACTAACATCAAATGTTCCGCCACCTAAATCAAAAATAAGAACATTTTTTTCTTTCCCTTTATTGTTATTATTATTATCCAGTCCATAAGCAATCGCGGCTGCCGTCGGTTCATTAATAATACGCAAAGGCTCTAAGCCAGCAATACGACACGCGTCTTTAGTGGATTGGCGTTGCGAGTCGTTAAAATATGCAGGAACCGTCACAACTGCTTTAGAAACGGGATGCCCTAAATAATTTTCGGCTGTTTCTTTCATTTGAGTAAGAACCATCGCCGAAATTTGTTCAGGATGATACACCGTCCCGTCTTCTAATTGAATAATCGGTTTATCATCCTTATCGCCCTTAATATTAAAAGAATAATGTTTCATATCACTTTGAACGATTGGATCAGTAAATTTACGTCCAAGCAAACGTTTCGCATCATAGATTGTATTTGCGGTATTCATCGCCGCTTGAGATTTTGCTGATTGCCCAACAAGCTTTTCGGTTGAAGTAAATGCAACCCATGACGGCGTTGTTCGTTCGCCATCTGAATTTGCAATAATTTCACATGATCCATTACGAAAAACACTCACACACGAATAAGTGGTTCCCAAATCAATACCAATTGCAATGTCATTCTTGTTCGTCATTTTCAGATATAACTTATCTATAAAACGGTGTCTATAATTATAGTTATATAAACTATAATATTTAAGTTATTTTATATAAATTATTATACCCAATGATACTATTATCTTTTTCCCATAATGTGATAAAATGTATTTCATTATTACCATTATTTTTATATTCTTCATGATTTTCGTATTTATTTTTATTATCAAAAATCATATAAATAATAAATACCATACATAATATAGCAAAAATCCAATAATATTTTTTAATGAAAGTGGATAATTTATTCATATATAGTATATATGAATAAATTATTTAAAATGCTTTTACAAAATCAAATAATTATTATATTTATATAATATAATATTTATAAAGTTAAATAATAAATAAAAATGAATTTTTTTATTATAAATAGTAATAAAATTAAAAAATATATTAAATTAAATAAATATAGTATTATATTATTATGTTTAATAATACTATTGATAATTTTTTTATTTAAATATAAAATAATTAATAATTTTGAAAATAAAATGACACCAAAACAATTAAAATTTAAAGAATGTTTATCAGATATGAAAAAAATATTAGATAAAAATAATCAAGAATTTTTTTTAGTATATGGCACTTTATTAGGACAACAAAGAGAAAAATTATTTATTGAACACGATGGAGATATTGATATTGGTATATTTAAAGATAAATTTAATCCTGATATTAAAGATAAAATATTAGAAAGTAAAAAATTTAAATTTAGACATGATTTTGGAAAATTAGAAGATAGTTATGAATGTACTTTTATACATAATAATGGTGTATCTATTGATATATTTTTACATTATTATATAGATAAAAATTATTATTATGCACCATCATTTACTGGATTATGTAATAATAAAAAAGAAGGTTATTGTAAATGGAGTCATCATATTAATGGATTAAATACTATTACTTTTATGAATGAAAAATATAAAATACCTACCAATGCCCATGACTATTTAATTGAACGATATGGTAAAGATTGGGGAGTTGTAAAAAAATTTAATTATTATCAAGGATTAGAAGGAGAATATAAAGGTTTACTCAATTAATCTTATTTTTTATCAATTTAATTATACACATTTATATATATATATATATATATATATATATGAAAATAATAACATTCGGAACTTTTGATTTGATACATATAGGACATATCAATATATTAGAGGGATGTAAGAATTTTAATAATAATAAATCTAAAAATGAGCTGATTGTTGGTATTTCAAGTGATAAATTTTCTTATAAAAAAAAGAATCGTTATCCGATATATAATGAAGAACAAAGAAAAAAAATATTAGAATCTTTGCGATTTGTAGACAAAGTTTTCATTGAGGAATCATTTGAAAGAAAAAGAGAATATATATTAGAAAATAAAGCAGATATATTTATTATGGGTGATGATTGGAAGAACAAATTTGATGAATTTAATGATATTTGTCAAGTTATTTATTTACCCAGAACACCAAGTATTTCAACCACTGAAATAGTTGAATTTATTAAAAAATAAATTTATCATTTATCATTTATCATTTATCATTTATCATTTATCATTTATCATTTATTTTTTTAATAGCAATTTCACACGCAATCTGTTCGGCCTTTTTTTTAATTTTATGGAGTCCGCTACCTAAATAGATGAAAATAAATTCGGTTTCTATTAATGCAGATTGGATATTCATAAAAGACCCATAATCCTCGTAGGGTTTTGCTTCTTCTAATTTAAATTCATGTACTGGTTTTCCAATACATAAATAAACACCCATTTGATAGCCTTTTTCCATATCATAAGATAACTCAATATATTCAGGCGTGGTTTTAAATTCTTTTTGGATTTTTACTTGTAAAATATTTTTATAATTATCATCAGTATTAATTAATTTATTCCAATCAACATATTTTTCCAATATATTTTCTACAAATATTTGCGCCATTTGAAAACCAGGACCAGTCACGAATACATTTTTAAACCATCCTTCTTCGTCTTCTACCTTAATTTTATTAAAATCTAAAAATAATGCGCCAATAAATGCTTCAAACAAACAACCTAATTTCTTTAGATTCGTGCGTGTTTTTTTTTCTTCGGCGTGTTGTGATATAATTAACCAATTATTTAAATGCATATCATACGCTAATTTTCCAATATGTTCATTTTTTACAATTGCAATTTTCTTTTCAGTCATAAACCCTTCATCTGCTTTTGGAAACCTCCGGTATAAATAATATTTAGTGATTAGCTCTAATACCCCATCCCCTATAAATTCAAGACGTTCATTTGATTTCGTTTTTAATTCAACACAATTGGCAGGAATGGTTGCAATTTCAATATTCATTTTTTGATTTTCTAAATCGGGTCTTTTCATATAGGACCGATGAACAAAAGCTCTTTTATATAATTCTAAATTTTCTACTTTTGCGCTAATACCATGGGCTAATAGAATAGATTGAACTTCGTTCAATGTAATCTCTTTATTTTCAGTATTATAGGGATTAAATAATAATTTGTCTCCACATTTTATTACATCACCATCAACTGAAGAAGAAACATGATTATTATTATTCATTGTATTATTATTCATTATGATGAATGCACTATAGTGTTAGTATAGTATTATAATAAATAATAATAATTTATATTTAAGCCCTATTGTAAAATACTACATTTTACATTATGTAACAATAAAACTCGTGATATAAGTTTATCCGAAATAGCAAGTGTGTTCATATAGGTTCTATATTTAAATGAACAAACCGTTGTATTCTCTCCAAACTTAATACTATACCACCAAAAAGCAGGCACATATAATATTTGCCCTTTTTTTACTGTTGTATCTAAACATTTTATTTTACTAAAATCAGATTCGTATTGTTCCTGCACATTCCAAGGATTAACTGGAGATCTAAATTCCATATTTTTATAATCTTGTTCCATATGTAAATATTTAGTATTTTTAGGGGGAGCTAAGGTAACTTGAATCTCTCCTTCGGTTACTAAAAAATAATTACGATAATTCATTTCATATTTAAATGGAGTTTTTGTATCTTTAGATGCAAATAATATATCATAATCACACGATAAATTCATATATGGTTTTAAAAATTTATCATTTAATTTATACATTTTAATTAATTCGGTTTCTTCTAAAAAATCACTATTGTTTTCAAATAAATAGTTAGCATCCTTATATTTCTCAATAAGTTCTTTTGCTTTCTTATATGTAATGATTGAATACATATCATCCTTATTATTAGCGTCGTCCTTATTATTGGTGTCCTTATTATTGTCATCGTCCTTATTATTGGCGTCGTCCTTATTATTGGTGTTATTGTCCTTATTTAAATTTCGTATTTTTACATCAAACCCGCTATAATTTTTATATATATTTTCCATATTACACTCCTGTTCTAATTTATGACTACCGTCATTATATTCAAACAACACCGGTTGGCGTAAATCACAAATTTCTTCAAATTGTTTTTTGGTTGGTTGTGGAATTTTATATATTTCTAATTCATTATTGGTTTTTAAATGAAAATAGATGTGTAAATAAAAAAATAAAACAATACAAAAAATAAGAAATATAATTATTATATTCATTTTTTTTTAATTATTAATAATATTATAATATTATAGTTACTTAACTTAACTTAATATGATAATAAAAAAAAATATTTTAAACACAACAAAACCAATATACAAAAATATTACCATAAACGAATTTTACTAAAATCGTGATTTATTCATTTATTTTTATTCATTTATTCATTATCGTCAATAATTTTTGGGGCAAGATGAAAATTTAAATAACTATCATCACCCAAAGAATATTTCATATGCATCGGCATACTATCACTAAATCCCATATATATTTCAGATGATAATTTATTAAAATGACACATCATATTAATATACCTTAAACTATAGGACTGAACCAGTGTAATATTTTCAGTAGTTACATATTCATTTACATCATCCAATTTAATTTCTGTTCGCATTTTTCCATCACTTCCTGAAGTATGTAATCCAATTCTATCATCATTAAATGTAATGGTTAATGCATCGTCAAAAATCATAAACTGGCTAATCATATCACAAAACGTCTTAGTTTCAATTGTTAAATCAACTAACGTATCATTTGCGGTTACATTCATTAACTCTTCATCAATATTAACAAGAGATAATTCAAAGTATTTATCAAATACTTTATCGACACCATCAATAAAATTAATTAAAATATTATCATCTTCATCATTCCCCTTATTCAATTTAAGTTCAATCGATTGGCTTTCTTGTCTTGCATTAAGAACCTTATGAAACATATTAAGATTAATACCGACTGCTTTACAGGCTACGTCGGGTGTTTCTAAATCATAGGTATGAAACCATTCAACTTTAATATCTGTCTCAAATAAACAACAGTGACTGTCATCTAAACATTGAATATAAAATCCTTCCTTACGAAAATTTAATTGAACATTTGTTGTAAACTGTTTTAAATGTTGAAATAAATAAGTAAACTTACTGCATTTTTTAGTATCGCTAATAATGACTTTCATTTTTTTTTAAAAATGAAAATTTGTCTTCTCTGTAAATGTTTATTTATAATTATTTATGTAATAAACATTTATATCAATTTTATAGATAATCATTTTATTCATTTATTTATTCATTCATTCTAAATTTTTATTTTTATTTTTCTCTCTTTGAATTCTTTGCATTTTAATATGATTGTTTGTATTTTCTACAATTTTTATCATACCGATTGAACCAATCATATTTAATCCCAAGAAA